TTGATAGTTAAATTATATAGGAAACTAAAGAAAAATGCCTTGCAAGAAGAGGATAAAAATATGGCTTTATGGAAAGACTATATAGCAAACCATAGTGATAAGACATGGCAAGAATATTTGAATTATATTAAGAATCAGAAAGGGGAACAGAAATGAATATAGAGACATTGAAAGAGAAATTCCTAGGCAGTATTGACCTATGGCTAGAGGAAAGAGTTGATGACATGTTAAAGGAGAATCCTACCTTGGCAGTACCATCAGTATATATTAAGAGAGGATGTCATAACATCATCAATAAGTATAAAGGCAAGATAAGCAATGGAATTGACAATGTTGCTTTGTTCTTTGCTGATGAGGAAGGTAACATCAATATGGACACCTTGTTTATGGATGCCTTGGAACTATTCAAAGGTATAGAGGAATCTCCTTTTGATATAGGAGTAGTAAAAGGCTCCATTGGCAAAGGAAAGATAGCACTTACCCTTCCTGAGAATATCTTCACCAATATTATCTTTGGTAGTAACAAGACAATAGTCTTCAATGAAGATGATTTCCTAGAGTTAAAGAATTTACTTGTTGAATAATATATAATGCTATGGAACAGAAAGAAATAATGAATGAGTTTAATAGACTCTACACTAAGATGGCTACATCCAATGAGCCTAAGTATATGCAGGTCTTTGGTGAGACTATGAAGTGTATGATGAAAGATATGGTAGAGTTAAGACCAGATGTAGCACAGGATTATCTTGATAAGTTGGAAGCTATTAATTGGCATAACTATCTTTCTAAGAAGGAGGCAACTACTATAGTAAGCAATATGACTCCTAAGGGATGTTGGGATATGTCAGAATGGGAAACCATGATGGAATCCCAAGGTGTCTGTATGGAAGAGGAACCTTATTATAATAAGTGGGCTATGTATGTAACTATGAATATGATTTACTCTGATAGTTCAACCTCTATTGCTAAGATAGTCATTATCTAGTATTCCTAGTAATGAATTGTTTGAAGCTATACATCTACTAGCTCTTGATAAGTTGAAAGATAAAGATGGAATGTTTAATATACGTTCCTATTTCCATGTGTAAGAGGATATTAAGAATAACTGTTTGATACAAGGAGGAAGGTTCCTAAGGGAGTCTTTCTCCTTTTTATATATAATGCTAACCAATATTTTTAGATTCATCTACCAAAGTTATTAAGGCCTGTTTAATGCTTATCCCTTTTATTATCTTTGCCTAAAAATAAATAAAGAGATTAAATATGGCATATAACGTAATAGGTGGATTTCCATCACAACAATTAACCTTCAATAAGAAAGGTAAATTTTGGAGGCGCAGATGTGTGGATTTTGGAGACAATCATAGCTTACTTCATTATCACTTGACAAGAAAGTCTGTACAGGCTATGAAGATAAACTATGACCTTATCAATGGTAAAATACACATGAGTGACCTCAAGCAATTGGTAAATCCATATAGCTTGGATGCATCATTTATTCCAGATAATATTCAACACTATTCTATCATCAATTCAAAGCTTTCTGTCTTAAAAGGTGAGGAAGCTAAGAGGCTCTTTGACTTTAGGGTTGTAGTTACTAATCCAACTGCTGTATCAGAGATAGAAGAGGAAAAGAACAATCAAGTAAACATGATGCTTCAGCAAGTAATTATGGATGATTCCCAAAGTCAGGATGAGTTTAACCAAGAGTTACAGAAGCAATCAGATTATTTTACTTATGATTACCAAGATAAAAGAGAGGTAAGAGGCAATCTTTTGCTTAATCATTACATGAAGGAACTTAACATTCCTCAATTATTCAATAAAGGTTTTGTAGACGCCTATACAGTAGGAGAGGAAGCTTATCAATGTGATATAGTAGGAGGGGAACCTTATGTGGAGAAAATAAACCCTACTAAGATGAGAGTCATCAAGTCAGGCTATTCAAATAAGATAGAGGATGCTGACATGATAGTACTTGAGGATTATTGGAATCCTGGTAGAATCATTGATACTTTCTATGACCAACTGTCTAAGAAAGATATAGAAGCCCTGGAGAATGCTCCTGACAATAGTAATGCCAGTCCTTATACTGATAGTATGGATAACCTAGATCCTAGGTATGGATTTGTTCCTAATATTAGTGTTGAGACAGCAGGAGATGCTGTAATAGACCCTTATAGTCTATTTGACAATACCTTTGATGAGTCTTACTTACCTTATGATAGCAATGGTAATGTGAGAGTACTTAGGGTGTATTGGAAATCTAGAAGACAAATTAAGAAAGTAAAGAGCTATGATTCTAAAACTGGTGAGGAAGAGTTTAACTTCTATCCAGAGACTTACCATTGCGACCCTATGAAAGGAGAGGAAGAACAGACATTTTGGGTTAATGAAGCATGGGAAGGTACTAAGATAGGTAAGGACATCTATGTAAACATGAGACCTAGACCTGTGCAGTACAATAGGCTTAGTAATCCTTCAAGGTGTCATTTTGGCATTATTGGCAGTATCTACAATATCAATGGTAATGAGCCTTTCTCTCTTGTGGATATAATGAAACCTTATGCTTATCTTTATGATGTTATCCATGATAGACTTAATAAAGTAATAGCAAAGAACATGGGTAAAATCATTAGGATGGACTTTGCCAAGGTGCCTAAAGGATGGGATGTTGATAAGTGGATGTACTATATTAATGTCAATAACATAGCAGCTGAGGATAGCTTCAAGGAAGGTAACATAGGTGTAGCCACTGGTAAGTTGGCAGGTGCCATGAACAATGCTTCCTCAGGAGTTATAGATGCATCCCTTGGGAATGAGATTCAACAATATATTAGTTTGCTGGAATGGATTTCCACTAAGATTGGAGAGCTAGCAGGAATCTCCAAGCAAAGGGAAGGTCAGATTTCCAACAGAGAGACTGTAGGGGGTGTTGAGAGGGCTACTCTTCAATCTTCACTTATTACAGAAGGATTGTTCTTCATACATGATGATGTAAAGAAGAGGGTACTTGAATGTTTTCTAGAGACAGCTAAGATTGCTCTTAGAGGTAGAAAAAAGAAATTTGACTATGTCCTTGACAATGGAAGTAAACAGATTGTAGAAATTGATGGTGATGAGTTTGCAGAGTGTGATTATGGTCTTGTAGTAGACAATAGCAATGGTACCATGGAACTTAGTCAGAAACTTGACACACTTGCACAGGCTGCCCTTCAGAATCAAGCTCTTGACTTCTCAGCTATCATGAAGATATATACCACTAAGAGTACTGCTGAGAAACAAAGGATGGTTGAGAATAATGAGAAGAAGAGAAGAGAGGAAGCACAGCAACAACAACAGCAACAACTTCAGATGCAACAAGCACAATTACAGCAACAGGCACAGCAGGCTCAGGCTGAGATGGAACTTAAATATAAGATGCATCAAGATGAGATGGAGAACAATATTTTGGTGGCTCAGATAAACAGTAGAGCTGAAGAAATTCGTATGTCTCTAGAGTCAGGTGATGCAGTAGATACTACTGCTCTTGAAAGAGAAAAGCTATCAGAGAATGCAAGACAATTCAATGAGAATCTTGCCTATCTCAAAAGTAAGCAAGCTGATGATGCTAGACTTAAAGAACAGCAGATAAAGGCAACAATAAAGAAGAACAATAGTAATAAGAAGTAATATGAAAGCTAGTGATATATTGATAAATAAATTGAAGGAGTTTGAAGGATTCTCAGCAAAGCCTTACAAGGCAGATAAATCTGAGAAATATCTAACCATTGGTTATGGTCATTATGGTGCTGATGTAAAGGCTACTATGACTGTAACCAAGGATAATGCAGAGAAGCTACTAAGGAAGGATTTAGTAACTTATGAAAACTATGTAAATAAGTTGGGAGTTGCTATGACTCAAGGACAGTTTGATGCCTTGGTTGACTTTAGCTATAACCTTGGATGCAATGCCCTTGGTGGAAGTACCCTTCTCAAAAGAATAAAAGCAAAAGCTTCTGAGAAACTCCTTAGAGATGAATTTAAGAAATGGGTATATTGTGGGGGGCAGAAGCTATCTGGACTTGCCAAAAGACGACAATGGGAAGCTGATAGGTATTTCAGTAAGTAGGAGAAATATAATGTTTAAAGAGTAGAAGTAATGAAATTAATCAAAGTTGAAAATTTTTCCATCCAAGTGGCAGATGAAGCCATGTTGGTCAAGCCTATAAGGAAGCTGTATAACCAAGACCGTTCTTCATCAAAAGAACAGTTTTTTAAGCAAATTTCCTACTTATATTTTATGATAGATCCTAGGAGTACTTACTCTTATATTCTTGATATGAATGAGAGAGCCAAGACTATCATAGAGCAGGAGGGATTACCTAAGGACTTTACTCCTTCTCCTTTATTGAAGGAAGCCATGGAGGTATATAAAAAGCATACAATAACTCCATCGCAAGAGTTACTTAATGCTGCATTGAAGGCTGCTCATATAGTAAGTGAATTTCTTATGAAGCCAGATATTCTAGAGCAGGAGGATGATAAAGGTAAACCTAAGTATCAAATATCCTCTATTACCTCTGCATTGAAGAATGTGGAGGGTATAGTAAATTCAATACAGAGCTTACAGAAGAAAGTTGAGGAAGAACTCACTGAAAATGACAAGGCTAGAGGTAGTCAGGAACTTACAATATTTGATAATGTAGATTGATATGAAACAAAAAGATAAAATATGGTCTATGGGAATACCTGTAGATATATTCCGTAGAGATGTTGCAGTAATCATCACTAACTCGAGGGAATTTCTTCAAGAGGAGATTGAATCTGTTCTTAAAGATGATTTACTTATGGAATCTAATTATGCAAAGGAATTTGCAAATGTACTTAGAGAAGAGCTAAAGATAGAAGACCCTTTTCCCCTGGGGTTAACCTATGTAATTCAAAGCTTAGATAGTGGCAAGGGAACCTTTGTCATACTTAATGGTACACCAAAGACTTTATCAAAGACTGTTATTATACATGAAATGTATCATGCTATGAGAAAAATATGTAAGGATAGGGGTGTTGATGATGAAGAGACAAAGGCTTACTTATTAGAGTTTATGTGTTCAGTGCTCTTTGATAAGATAGATGAATGGAATCATAAGTCTAAGAAATCTTAAAAGAAAGCATTGACACTTGTAGCGTAAGAGTATTTATAGTATCTTTGCATAAAAAGAATTGATTATGAAGAAATATATAATAGCTTTAGTTACCATGGTAGCAGTAGTCCTAGCATTTGCTAAGTATCATACCTATAAGGTGGATCATTACTATGAGCATTTTACTCCTCATAGTAAGTTGGTTAAGGAGATAGTAGTGGATACTAGGAATCAAGATTGCTATAAAGGCTATGGTGCCTATAAGATAATTTATCGAAAATATAATTATGTTCCATTAGATTCAACTTATTATAATTATTGGAAGGATTCTATCTCTGTTAGCTTTTGGATTAGTGATCAAGGTGATACTGTATGCATCAAGTATAATGATTTAAGAAAAGGAAAATATTAATTTATGCCGATAGATTTTGAAGGAATATCTACTACTAGAGGTAGGGGATATGAAACTCCTAATTTGATTAGGATAAATGAAGGCTTAAAGCCAATGCCAATTGATCAAAGGGCAGCTATTCTAGGTTCTATTATAGAAGAATCTGGAGGTAATCCTCTTGCTAAGAATCCTAGTGGTGCTTATCAAGGGCTACTCCAATGGGGTGCTGATAGATATAGACCAAAGAGTTCTAATAATGATGTGGAATTACAAAATCAAATTCAGTATATAAAAAATACCATTGATAATTCTACAGATGGTAAAAGTTGGACTCATGGAGGCAAGGGCAGTGGGTATAATTCTAAGAATGAGACCTATGAAAACTTTCATGGTGACAAAGTTCCTTTTGATAAGAAATTTAGAGCACTTAGCTATGGATATGTAAGACCTCAAGGAAAGGAAGATTCCTATAATAATAGACTTAAAGTAGGTAAGAAAGTTCTTAATAAATTAGTTGTAAACGAGGTTCTTTCAAATCCTAGCACTCCCAAGAAATGGACTCCAAGACCTTGGAAAGAACCAACAAGATTTCCATCTAAGTATGATGAAGGAGACTATCTTGATGATAACTCTTGGGATAGTCTATCTATGAAAGATAAGGCTGAGATGATGAGAGTAGCCATTGCCAATGGTATTACTACTCTTCCTGAGATAAGGCAAGCCTATAATGAGTTTGCCAAAGGTGGTAAGATGAATGATTGGACTATGCAGGATGAAGCAGGCTATAGAGCTTGGAGAAGCAGGCTTCCTAAGAACCTAAGAGGCACCAATGACAATGATTATGATATGAGGGCTGCTTATAAAGCAGGTATGCAACCTATGTGGAATCCAGAAGATAAATCATATCACCTTGGCTCTAGAGACTCTAATTCTGGTAGAATACTTAAATCCCCACATCACCCTACATTTTTAAAGGCACTCGCTACAGATGCTTCCTTAGGATATTATCCTACTACTGATAGTAATGGGAATGTTTATACAGAGACTTGGCAAGGTAATCAATATGCTGGTGGCGGTTATAAGCCTTCTGAAAGCATTAAGAGAAGAATCACTAATTGGGAAGGTTCTTCCATGAAGACTAATAGAAGTTTTGCAGCAGAGGCTAATGACTTTAATAGAGTTATCCCTGCTAATGTAAGAGATAAATTATCTCCTCAGCAGCTTGATGCATTGTATTCCTATGGATATAATGTTGGTATGGGTAACTTGAAGGAAAGAGTATTACCTACACTTACTGCCTATACCCAAGGTAAAGCTACTAGGGAGGATGTACAGAGGTCTATGTGGGCTTCAAGAGATAATGAGTTGAGGGGACTGACTACTAGAAGAAATGCTGAAAGAGAACTCTTTGGTGGTAACTTTAGAACTCAATTTACAGGTGATGGTAGTTTAGGCACTCATATAGATTTACAACAGTATTTACCATCTCAGGATTACTATAATGCTCTTGATACTGATATTGATAGTCTTAATATTCCACTATTACAAGCTCCTGATGTCATGGATATTGACCCTACTACTGTTTATAAGTCCCCTGTAATTGATGAGTCATTATTCAATACTCCTAAGCCTGCCCAGACTTCTGTATATAATCCTAAGCAAGAGAGGCTTGATAACTTACAGAGGTTTAATACTATTATGGGATTGTTTGGTCAGGATACTCCTTTTACAGGATTGGTAGATAACAATATGCCTAGCTTATTGAACTATGTAGGACAGATATGTTCTTAGGAATTTAGATAAAAAGAAAGGTAGAGGTGTAAACCCCTACCTTTTGTCTTATAATAACATGACAAAATCTTTCCAATGTTTAAAGAATTGAAAAGAAATGAAAAGAATCTATTCATATTCTGACATATCAAGAAGAATCTCAAGCTTGGAGGCTACCTCTGTCATCTTCTCTTGTATTACATCTGTTGAAGGAATCCTATCCTCATGACCTTCTCTCCAGGTGACAGTAAGAATACCCAAGTCTTCACCTTTGGAGGTCTTCATTGCCCTCATACCTAGTGCTATACATTTGTAGTCCTTTAATATCTTAGCATAGCCAGCATCAATCTTATTAACCTCTTTGATGGATGAGAACCATTCAAACTTATTCTTTAGCATGTGACCTATGATAGGAAAAAGGTTGGTAGGAATGCTCTGGTAATCCTTGCAATTGAACTGTACTCCCTCAGCAGTATTTACTGATGGGAAGCTCTCATCATAGAACCTCTTATGATACCCACCTATGTATTTTTCAGTATTATGCATCAATTCTACTGTTACCACATCACAATGTAATGCTTCCCTTAGGTAATCTGTAAGGTCATTAGCCTCATCTTCTATCTTTGATGTTTGTGCATAGCATTCTTTGTCTCTTTTCTTCTGCCATTGCAAAGCATCAAGAACTGCATTCATAGTTCTCTTCTGGGCATACATTGAGTACACTACCATTGCTAGCCCAATAACTGCCCCTATAGTAATAGGATTTGGTTTTAGTATTACATCTACTACCCAATCATAAAGCTCGTCCCTTAGAAATAGCTTTCCTAGGAATAAAGCTACTATGGTGCACAGAATTATCTTAAAGAAGATAGTGATGGAATGGTCTTTTACCTCATTTAGTTTACTGAATCCCCCTAAAAAATCAGTGATTGCCTGTATCACTCCTGTAATTCTTTCTAACATTATATTACTATTTATACATTTACTACTATGCCTAGATAGTGTAATGTCCTATATGATACTTGTTGCATACATTACAGAAATAGGATTTCATACCTACTAACTTATGCTTAGATATATATTTGTCAGCAGCTTCTTTAGTTTCATAAGTTTCCTTTGACTTGCCTCTAGAGGTATAGTGCTGCCTAGGTCTTGATTTCTCAAATGGTATCTTACAGTTTATCATATTAACAATATCTATCCTTTATGCAAAGGTAGATGTATTATGATAAAATAACTAGATATTAAGAAAAGTACTAAGAGATACTTGCAATTTTCTTATGGTATATGCAATATTGTATAAAAACCCTCGTTATGATTAAAAATGAAAGCTTATGTTATACTCTTTATATGAATTTTATAGTAAGAGTTCTCTAGATCTTTATGCAATAAGAGAACATTTTCTAGAGCATTTCTATTATCAAAACCATAGTAGAAATAAGGCTACTAATGTCTTGAAAACTGTAATTAACTCCTCAAGAATAGCAAGGGTACTTAATGAGTCTGCTAGATATAACATCATGCCTACTCATGAAGATTTCCTTTCTGTTATTTGCAGTATGTTTAAATTTATGTTTAGTTCCAATGATACCCAAATATTGGCAACGATGGATGCTGCCATTTTTTGGGACATAGAAATAAATGCCAAGCAACGTATAGCTTTTCCTGAGGACTTAAGACAAAATATATTGAAAGTATTCAGTAAGTATCAAGTCTATAAAGAAATGTCTGAGAAAGACTTTAATAATTTTCCTATTCCTAGTGGAAAACAAACATTAAGAACTTGGAGCCTTGTAGCTTTCTCTGATGAGTTTGGTAAGATGAAAGTAGAGGAATATGTAAATAGTGATACTGGGGAAACTTTTCATAGTTGTGTGTTTACTAAAGGCTTTACAAGAACTTTTGTAGGTTTTTCATCAAAGTTAGGAGAACTTACAGAAGAAGAAATAGGGGAAAGAAAGAATGAACTTATTGTAATGAAGCTTCCTAATAATAAGTATAAACTTGCTAATAAAGGTAAGGGATATTAATAAAGGGAGGTTATTAACCTCCCTTATATATTAATGATTGCCTAAGTTATAGTCAAATACTTTGAATAATGAATCATCAGAATCAAAGTTTTCCATTTTCTCAATATCTTTAAACAAAGGCAAATTGTATTTAATCATATTTCTTATATACCTATTTTCTCCTTTATGCTTACCTGATTGTATTTCTGTAAAAACATCACCATTATAAAGTCCTGCTACAGTATACATAAGAGCTGTAATAGTAGGTATTCCTGCCATAGGAGAGTTTAATATAGTCATTCCACTATTAAATAATTGTGGCATAGGTAATCCAGCCTCAGTATCTGTTATCATTCTCTTTGTTTGGTATATCCACCACCTTCTCCAGAACTCTTTCTTATGGTCATCAGGTTCCCCAAGTGCAAAGCTAAGACCTATTAGGGCTATATAAGTAAGCATCTCTGACCTAACTCTCTTTATGTTGGCTTTCTGCATATCATTAAGGTTGCTCCATTGAGTAGAAGACCTACACATAAAAGTAGTGAAATCCTTTAGGAATTGTCCCATGACATTCAATCTACCATTCTTCCAAGTACTTGCTTTCCATTCATCCTTTACATCATCTGTAACAAGTGCCTTGTAGAGTGTAGTCCAATATCCTTCCCTATAGTCCTTGAGGTCAAAGTTAAAGTGTCTCCTACTGAATCTTCTAGAGTAGAATCCTACCATCCACTGCCTAAAGTTCATGGCAAGTCTACCTAGCACATACTGATGTATGAGTCCCCTGTCCTCAGCATTCATGGCACCATGCATAGTCTTGTTGGCATAGGAGATTATTCCTCTTACCTTATTAATATATGTGTCAGTTATAGGATTTCCATCAAGGTCTGTAACTCCATCCTTTATCTTCAACTCAGCATTGCCATCCTGTTTATTGGTTACTTCCAAGGCATCATATAAGGAAATTTTTTCTCCATTGAGCTTTACCTTTTGCTTATGAAGGATGGCATACATTGGCAGCATGTGTATTGCCCACTCACCAGCACCATAGCCAATGAAGGAACAATCCTTTGAGATAAGTTGTCTGAACATTGAACTGTGATACCTTTTGTTCTTGTCATTCTCAAAGTTCTCTTGCATAGGGTCAAACAAATCCCTAAGAAGCTTTGCCTTATGACTTGCATTATTGGATAGAATCTCCATGGCTTCCCCCTTTAGACCTGCGTCACCAAAGAGCTTTCCTGTTGCCCATATCAAGTCCTTTCCACCAAAGAACTCACCACTGCCTGCATCAATGAATATCTGTTGTACACCAGTGAGGGCATTAGCCATGGCACCAGGAGCATTGAACATCAATCCTTTCAATGAAGTATAGTTCCTAATGGAATCAAGTGCTTTCACAAGTCCCTTTGGCATTTTCTCATCAAATTGCTTGATACCATATATATGACTGTCTATGAATCCATTCAATATTTCTGCTACACCATTTTTCTTTGCTACCTTGTATAAATCCTTGGTTACTCTTATCATGCCATTGTCCACTACTTGTGTTTTGTTTGCTGGTGCTTTCTTCTCATCAGCATAATCTCTCATGAACTCCATGACATCCCTTATGCTATTCATTGCATCATAGTTTATGGCAGAACCTGCAAGTCTTGACATGCCAGAGGAGAAATCAAGTAATAGTTCTCCCTTCTCAACAGGTTTCTGAAAGAATATAGGAATCTCTTTCTTTTCAGTATTATCATAATTACCATCACCAAAGGTTACCTCCTCACCATTCACCATGCCATTCTCCGCATAGTCAGTATCATCTTCCCTGATGGTATAAAAGTTCTTTAACTTATCTTTTAGAGCTTTACCTATACCTTTTACATTTCCTTCCTTAGTGGAATCTGTAATGGCATCCACCATGTTTCTCCTTACCTGTGGAGGTAGGTAATAGTTTCTTCCTTTCTCTGGATATAAGGTTTCAAGCTCACCCTTTAGTTCCATCATGGTATCATAGTATTCTTTCTGTTCCTTTGACCATCCTTTCTGGAAATCCTCAATCTTTCTATAGTTCTTATTAGGAACTCTTTCCTTTCTGCCATTCTTCTTATCAACAAGTCTCTCCTCTGTATTGGCTGCTTCCCAGTCTTCCATTTGCTGCTTGAAGTCAAAGCCTCTATATCCTTGTCTTGTCAGTTTCTTTTGTTGTTTTTCCTTGGCTGCATCATAGGCTTTCCAATTGATGTTACTAACAATATGTTGTTCATCCTCATACATGAACCTAGTATTGTATCCTGCTTTGGTAAGTTTATAGTTTGCCCTGTTTATCTGATGCTTGATGGCAGTGTTTGCTTGGTCTCTTTGGATTTCTTGATTACGCATAATGGTTCCTGCTGCTGCAATGAATGTATTTTTCGCAGTACCTACACTGTTTAGCCACCTATCTGTCCATCCAGCTTCCATCACTTCCTTCTCAAGAATGCTATGGATTTCACCTTCACTCATTTTTCCATCAGTAGCCATTACAAAGAAATCATGCAATATAGTCTTGGTTTGATCTTTTATGACCCCTTCTTTCTTAGCAAAGAACTTTGAGAGTTTCTCTGCCTTATCCTTGATATTCTTAATGTTTTCCATGGTAACAGCTTCATCGACTGTTATTCCATCTGATGCAAGAGCTTTCACTATATACTTATATTGGTTAATAACTTTCTTAGCATCCTGTAATGTCTTGATAGTATTAAATATCCTAGTTCTCTCATCCCCATCCTGAGGAACACTTTCCAAAAGTTTGTCTAGCTTAGAGGCATCCTCTCCTGCAATGTTCAGGAAATCAATGATACCTGTATAGTAGTGATTGGTATTAAGCTCATTCATAAGCTTGTTAAGTACACTTTCCAATTGCCTGCCTTCCTCATTGGTACCTTTTTCCTTGTAGAGTTCCTTGATTCTCCTGTCAATCTGTACAGCAGCCTCTGCATTTGCTTGGGAAAGGAACTTGATTTCATTATTGATTCTGTTAATCTCCAACTTGTCAATTCCCCATTTCTTGTTTTCCCTTATAATCTCATGCTTAATCTTCCACTCTGGACTTTCAAGACTTGATTTGGTCATTTTGTTCATTTCATCTACCAAAGCATCTATATCTATACCATGCAATTTCTTGGCATGGTTTAAAGCCATCTGCAATAGATGTTGCTCATTGCTAGGTAAGGTTATGTTTCCATGATTGAAATCATCAAGGGCTTGGGCAGCTTCCTCTATGGAGCCAAACTTCTTCACTAGCCTCTGCACTTCATCAGAATCCTTGTCAATGTAAAGCAATGCCATTGCATCTTTCTTATAGAAATCTCCATTCTTTTGACTTGTGAGATTCTTAAGATATTGGTCTAGGAAAGTATTGCTGGCATTAAAGATACTGTTAAGCTCCTCTGGCATCTTTGTAATGTCTACACCTGCCTCTTCAAACACTTGCTTTCTTCTATTCCAAGTATCAAGCATGTTCTGCATAGTTGTAGACATGGTGATAGTTCTGGAATCCTTAGTGTATACATTGATGTTGTAAACCTCACCATGAGGAATAAGATATGCAACCAATCCTTTATGGGTATTGTTGAAATCAACTATCTTTTTCAAGGCTTCCTCTGCATTGGTGTAATCAACCTTGTTTCCATTTGAATCTACTGAGCCTATTCTCCTTTCCTCATCAGACATGGTGTTAATCTCACCAAAGACTTTATTCAAGTCAAGGTATTCCACTACATCCTTGGCACTGAATTGCCCCTGTCTATTTCTTTGATACTTTGGCGTACCATCTGCATTCTTCTCAGCCTCCATCTTAGCCTCGATGTTTGAAACTATATAGTTGGCATATACCATGTTCACAAATGGTCTTGGATAGTCAAACTTATCCTTGTTCAATAAATCCTTATATAATCTAGAAGCTTCCACCCCTCCTTTGGGGGTGGTTACTTCTGGATATAATTTACATGTGTCTTTACTCATACTTAACAATACTTTTTAAATTCTTCAATAGCTTCTTCTACACTCAAGTCCAAACCTTTTTGTTTGAACACATTTTGGAAGAACTTTCCATATAGCTCAGGATTGCTCTTCATTTTCTCAGACCTCTTGAGTGCTTCTTCCTTTGAAATGTCCTTTCCTACAGAGGCATTTTGACCCATTACCAAGTCTGCAAAAGAAGATAGATTCTTTACTTTCTCAGTCTTGCTGACCAATGAGGTATTTGGAATTTCCTCAGTAGAGGTCTCCTGAGGACTTTCAGTCTTCAACTCAGATGCCTCTTGTTGAACATCTGTGGTATCAGTCTTTTCATCAGTAGGTTTGGACTCTTCACTCAGTGTATCATACAAAGGTTTGTCAATCCAAGAGGTATTCATCTCAAGATACTCACCATTGTTACCAAGAGGCTTGATAGGCTTAAATACAATGTTACCATTGACATCATTACCTTCCTCTCTCTTCCAAAGATAAGTTTCCTTGCCTACCTTTGTCTTGATATAGGAAGTATCTCCAAGTTCAGCCTTCTCTTCCTCTCTATAGACAGTAAGCAATCCATGCTTTACGTCTATGTTATAATGGGAATCCTTTCCACCTTTCCAAGGCACCAACTTGTTGTTATCCCAGTTGTTTCTGATAAACTGGTCTATCACCATGTCAGGTACTACCTCAGGAAAGTTTCTATAGGTATCAAGATAGGTGGCTCCTGTATTCTCATTCTTAAGATGTTGCTTGACATAGGATGGAACCAATGCCATGAAGGTCTTAGGGGAGAACCCAATTCCAGCTCTGAAGAAACTATACTCAAAGAGCCAAGTGGCTAATTGCTTGCCACTCTTACCTTTTTTATAAAGGTCTGTCCAAGCACTTCTCAACATCTCTTTCTGCTGTTCATCCATGCCTGTGATATTAATCTGCAAGTATGGTCTTCCAGTCTTCTTGGAAACATTGACCCTGATAGCTTGTACTAAGGCATTGTCTTGATGGTCTTTATCCTTGATATGATTTGAATACCATGTAGGGAACACCTTTACAAAGTCATGCAAGTGCTTAGGGTCAACTACACCAGACTGTATGAGAAGATATGACTGATAGAAGTTAGAGAAACTATCCAACAACTTCTTATCAGCATACATCTTGTTGGCAATATCTACAGGAAGGTTTGCAAGCAAATCCCTGAACCCCTTGCTGCCTGCTGGCATGTCCGAGAACATGGACTTTGCAATGCCTACAGTCCTAGAGAACTGTTGCAAGATAGGATGGTTGTCAAAGATGGTCTTTGCATCCACAGGAGTACCATCAGAGGTATAGAAGTGAGTGCCATCCTCTGCATTGACATCAAGGAATTGTTCCATCTTATGTTCCATAATGAGATTGTCTATGATGAGTGGTCCCACTGCACTGGATATAGAGTTGAATCTAGTGATGTATGTAGGATTTCTCATTGCGTCAGTGAGTGCTCTTAGCTTTTGAAATGCAAGAAGTACCTTGTAATCAATAGCCTCATGCTCATCAGTAGTAAGACCTTCAATGAGTTCTTCCTTGGTAAGAGCCTCAGTATTGATAGTAGAACTGTCTGTAATGTCATACTTTGCTCTATACTTATCAAGCCAATCCTCAATAATACCATTCAAAGGAGCATAACTTACAAGATTCTCTCTATTGAACTGACCAAGCAATCTTTCTATTACATCCTGTGACAGGAAGAGAGCTGCATCATTAAATGGCATTCCAAGTCTAAGCATAGTATTAAGCATACCAGCTGTAGTCATGTTAATGTTCATCAAGTTCAATATAGGGTCTTTCACTGCATCTGCTGATGCTGATACCAATGAACCTAATGTCTTACCAATCAATGTACCTTCTTGGTCATACTTTTGGTCTATCTGCATTCTACCTTCAAAAGTAGTTCCTCCTATGATATGACTCTTACCTGTTTTTGAATCTTTCTTAAGATTTACTGCAATAGTAAAAGGTGTATCTCCACATATCTCAGATACATCAAGGAGAATGTCATTACCCTCAAGAGTAGCATGAGCTACCTTGTTGACTGCAAAAACACCAATTAATGAAGCTGCTGCACTATTCTGCTTATAGAACTGAACCTGTGTATCAGCAAAAGTCAAGTCCTTATCAGTATAGGATAGATTCTTCAACTCATCAATGGACATACCCTCAAGAGCATCCCAAGAGATACCCTTGTTGGCAGGATTCTTATAGGCAGCTACCATATATCCCATCTTCTTAGGAGCATCAAAACCGCCAGGGTTAAGAATCTTGTCTGCTGTCATTTGGTTGGTAAGCACTGCATAAGTCATATCAATAATCTTGTTATCTCTATACCTTCTTCCTGCAACAGGAGTATCAGTATAATAAGCAAGGTTCTGACGCTCTGCATAGAGTGCCCTTCTGAAAGGACTATCAGTATTGAACTTCTTAGGGTTTCTAAGCAATTCATCAACAGTTCTCTCTACATAACCACTGGCAGGCTCTTCCTTCAAGATAGACTTATAGAGTTGCTTTCCTCTTTCCTCCAATTCATCAACATAGTCATCACTATTCTTTTCCTTTATAGGAATGTCCTTGCGCATGACATATCTCTTGTCAACATCAAAGTCAGAGTCATCAATCTCAGTAAGCTCATAAGGAAGCATGATGGCATCACCAGCTTCCCTAGGCATGAAACCAACAACCTTCATAGGAGCACAAGAGTACTTATCCTCTGTAGGAATACGGTAACTTACCATCTTGAGAAGCTCAGGGTCTACAGCATTGATAGCATCCACATTGATGGTACCATCAGGATTAGCAAACTTATCAAAGAGTTCATTATGCCAGATAGGGACAAACACCTCAAAGTAAGCAATACCTCCTTGGTGTTCCTTTATGTAGTCCTTATAGGATTGACCATTATGTTTTGAAGGATTATATTCTTCTTCCATAGGCATCAAGTTGCCTTGTCTGTCATTGAACCTAATATGAAGTTGCTTTGAAATACCAAAGTTAGATACCTGTACAATAGGACCTCCTGCAATCTTCTGCTTGTTAACCCTGTTCTTAAGGATGGAATTGATAAGTTGCTCTATTCTCTTAGCCTGTATAGGGTCTCCCTTAGGTATTCTGAACTCACCAGTCTCCTTGTCAATGGCACAAGCCTGTGCTAGGTCAATGCCATATCTAGGAGAGGAGAGGATTTCCTTCTGTAGGATCTTAGAGAGAGCTATGTTTCTCTCCCTCTTATCCTCACTGTTGAAGTGAAGTTCCTTTTCAAGATTGCTGATACTCTCCTTAATATTATCTGCAATGGTTTGCTCATATTCTTTTCTGAACTCATCAGCCTTGACTCTTCTCTTAATACCATTAGGTTCTGTCCACTCATAGTAGTTGTCTACTTGGTTTCCCTTCTCATCAGTGGTATAGAGGTCAAGGTCAGAAGGAGTAATCATTCTTATCTGAGAGCCATGGGCTTGTGAATGCTCCTTGAAGTGCTCAGGAACCTCCTGCTGCAAGCAATAGTCATCATAGGAAGCCTCATGTACAAAGGTATCAGTGTTATAGTCCCTGTATAGCCTCTCACCTGTGGTTTGATCATATTCCTCCTTGAAGATTTGGTTCTTCATAAAGGTATATGCAGCTTCCTCACCACCTTGCATCTCTCTGAATTGATGAATGTTCATCTTACCTTGAAGACCAGACTTAATGGAAGACTCAAACTGAACAGTGTCAATACCCTTGGTAGGCATCAGCTTCTCGGAATCCTCCATTACTCTATATACTGCTCTCAATAAGTTAGGTCTAGAAAGACTCTCTCCCTTGAGGATAGCATCAGCCATAATAAGGAGATACTCGGCATTCTTGGCTTGGAAAGGCACTTGCATACTGTGGATAGGAGCATCCTCAACACCCATGTCCTTGGTAAGCTTTGAGTAGACAAATGGCTTCAAAGGCTGGAAGGCTGTCTCTAGGTCAGTATAGGTATACTCACCCTTCAACAACTTCTGATAGATGCCTTCAGCCTCCTTTGACCACTTACCAAAGATAAGAGCTTTCTTTCTGTAAGAGGAAGGAGAGGAATATCCCTGTGCATCAGTGACATTAATCTTGGTGTACTTTCCATCCTTACCTACAAGAGATTCTTTCAAAGCAATCATTGCAGGTTTGTCTTGTTCTGGGGCATTGGTTATCTTCCTGTCAAATACCTCACTGATATTGGCAATGATGCTGGACTTAAAGCTATCAAAATCCTGCAAGATAAAGGTTCTGTACTTACCATCA